CATAACCCGAAGGTCGTAGGTTCGAATCCTGCCCCCGCTACCACTAATATCGGACTGCCGTTTCGCGCTTCCGCGAACACTCCCCCGGCGTCCTCCCCCAAAACAATCTCATCCCCAAGCAGTTCGCGCACGGCGCTTCTGATTTCGGGTGTGTCGCGTGCATCTGCGAGTTGCTCAACCAGGCGCCGCCATGTTTCGCGGGCGCGCGGCAGGATTTGCGCGGGCTGGTAGTTGCGGGCGGCTTTTAGTTCGGCCCTTGCGTCGGTCACGCCTTGCTCGGCATCGATGAGGGCCTGGCGCGTGCCGGCAGTGATGATGCCGGCCTTGAGTGCGGCCATGATGTTTTCGCGTGTGCGCTCCGCGTCTCTGATTCGTTTTTCGATGTTGCCGGTGTCGGGGGCCGCTTGCGTGAGTAGGCGCCGGGCCTCGCGCTCGAATGCGTGGTAGGCGGCTTCGCTGAGCAGATCGCGTTTGATGCCGGCGAGAAGGGCACTTTCAACGTGTGTGCGGGCGACGCGCAGGCGGCTGGCGCAGACGGTGGGGCCGCGATCTTTGGCGCGGGCGCAGCCGTAGCGGTAGGCGTCGACGGCGACCATGGGGCCGCCACAGTCGCAGCATTTGAGTAGGCCGCTGAGCATGTGCCTGGGCGATCTTCCGGGTGGGGCGCCTGATCGGCTGCGCCGGTTTTGCAGCGTGGCGTCGGCGGCCTGCCATTGCGCGTCGGTGATGATGCGCAGCTCGGGGTGCTCGGTGATGATCCAGTCATTCTCGGGGCGCTCCGATCGCAGGCGACGGCCGGTGTCCGGGTGCTTGGTCCAAGTCGACCGATTCCAGATTTGTTTGCCCCGATAGATGGGGTTGGCGAGGATGCCGATCCCGCGCTTGCGGTCTCCGTAAATCACGCTCAGGGCCCAGCTACTGCCGCGTGGGCTGGGTACGCCTTCGGCATTCAGGGCTGACGCGATCTGTCGGGGTGTGTGGCCTCCGGCGGCCATGTCGTAGATGCGGCGGACGATTGCGGCTTGATCGGCATCGATGATGCGCTGCCCTGTGCCCGCCACGCGATAGCCATAGGGCAGGCCGCCCGCGCTTGCCCCCGCCAACGCCCGCCCAGTGAGTCCGCGATGAGTCTTGTCGGCCAGCTCATCAAGGTACATCTCGCCCATCAATCCACGCAGGCCCACGTCAATCTTGTGCCCTTTGCGGGCGGTGTCGACGCCATCGCTGACGCCAACCAGGCGCGCCCCGGCGAACCGAACCCGCTTGAGTAACTGCCCGATCTCGCTGCTGTCGCGGCTGAGTCGGCTTAGATCATCAACGACGACCAGATCGATGCGCCCGCTGGTGATCTCGGCAACCAACATGCGATAGCCGGGCCGGTTGTCGCTGGCGCCGCTGATTGCCGCGTCGGTGTATGCGACGGGATCGGGCACGGCGTTGCGCTGGCACCACGTCCGGACGTTGCGCAGCTGATCCTCCAGCGACGCGGCGCGCTGTTGGTCTGACGAATATCTGGCGTAGGCGGCGACTCGCATAGGTGGCAGACGTTATGCCGCCCGCTGCTGATCTGGCAACGGGACGTGATTTGGTCGCTTGGCCTGATCCGCTTGCTGTGTCGGGGTTTGAGGGGTGAGATGATCGGCCACGGCGCGCTTGGCAAGGGCGGCGATGATGGCGTTATGTGCGGGGGTCATACCCGCTCCCGATGACACGGCAGCGGCGCCCACGACCATTCGACGGTTTGATGCCCACAGCGGGCGCACTTGAGCGCGCAGACGTTCGGCGGCGTGTCTTCGATCATCCGGTAGTCGTGGCCGGTTGTGACCACGACACTGCGGCAGCGAATGCTCAGCCGGATGGTGCGCCATAGGGCTAGTAGCAGGCAGATGGGGTTCATTCCCCGCGCTCCCGGTTCATGGCGGTCCATTCGTCCGCATTGATAACGGGGTTGTTCCAATCATGGATCGAGCCATCTGGTCCGACAGCAAAAATTATGTAGTCGCCATAACCCGTATCGCCGTGGCACAAAAATTCATCTGGCACATAGTCACCGCGCCATTTGGCGATGCGAACAAAATCATCTGCGAGCCAATATTGGCCCTGATCGCAAACCTTGTAATGGATGTACGCGGTTACTCCTGCGGGCCAGTCAACGATCCATCCATCATGAAGCCTGATCCGTGGCGACCATAGGGCGCCTTCACGGAATGGGACCAAGGCCCCGTGGGTGTCTTCTTGCCCATTGATTGCAGCGTCTTCCCAATATCGGACTTCAGCCTCAACTTCGAGATATTTAGGCTCCATAACTCCTCCCGTGCGTCGCCCGATTCATGGCGGCTGAGATGCACTTATTGATGATTGCTTCGATGTAGTGCGGCTGGTTTGGCCGGTTGGCAAGCATTCGTGCGGCCTCCTGTGCGGTCCACATGCTCGACCCACCCCGCAACGCCTCACACTCCGCTTGCAGCCGGTCGTTCTCGGCTTGGAGGGCGCGGAGGTGGGCGGCTGCGTCATAGCAGTCGTTCATCCATTGTTTTTGCTCATTGTCGGCATTGGCGATGTATTCGTGCGCGCCGCCGTGTGCATCAAGCCGATCAGCCAACGCCACCAGTTTCGCTGACCGCTCTGTTTCTGCGCGTAATGGGTCAGTCATTGGGCGGCTCCGGCCATGCTTCGAGAAATTTCGTAAGCTGCGCCTCGGTGGCAAAGCCCACCCACGTGCGTCCGTTGATGGTGACGCCACCGAATTGCCACAAGCCGGTTCGGCCGATGGTTAACGCTGATCCTTCGCCGTAGCGCTCGCAGCACCATTCGCGCATTGCGCGATGGCGCGCAGGGTTGCGGACGTGGCCGCCGGTGAATGTTTCGATCATCCACGGGGTGTGCCCCCAAACGCGACGCATGAGATCGCTGTGTTGGCCGGTGGCAGCAAGGATGACGCGCTGGTATAGATCGGTTCCGGCGCTCATTTCTCATCTCCAATAGCGCGGGCGAGTTGGTCGGCTGAATCGTGATCTGCGAAGTCGCGCAGGTATGCAATAACCTCGCGCACTGCCTGAATATCAACCGCAGAATTGGCGTGACCGCGAATCATCGCGGCCCTTTCCGATTCAGTTACAGGCTGATCCATGTAGGCATCGGCATATTCCGTCAGCGCCGTCCTCAAAATATTTCGCACTTGCTGGCCTTCTTCACTTTGTGCAAAAACCAGTGCTCCATTCATCAGGCCAACCGCCTGACACACGGCAACGTGCAGCACGTTTTCAGGGCTTACTCTTTGCATTGGCATTCTCCTTTGATGTTTTGCCCATCCGGCACCGCCTCAACATCAACGGGCGAAACGGCTGGCGCTGTGGGTTGAGGTGAGGCGTATAGCATGGCGTCACAATCTCTCCATCTCGGGGATAATTGGCCGCAGAAATTGCAACTGCTTCTCGGGTACGGCTTTCCTTCCTTCTTCAGTTTCTGACGGCAGGTGTCCGGCACCGCCGCAGGCTTGGCGGTAGGCGGCTCATCGTTCGTGATGATGCGCCCGCACGCTTCGTGAGCCTCATTGAACGTCACTTCACTAGGGTCAACGCCACGTTCGCAGTGAGCGCAGTACCAGCCTTGGGCCGAAGGCTTGGCGAGTTCGTTGCGGATCGACCTTTCAGATTCCCCTAGTCCATCCATGACTTTCTGCGCCCACCCTGGCCACTCCGGTTCCGGGCAGCCGCAGCACTCAAGGCCGGGTCGCCCGCAGCAAACTGGGTACGCTGAATCGTGGGCCTCGGCAAGCACGGACTGAATTTCATCCAACGCAGCCTGCATCACTTCGCGGTGGTTCATGGGGTCACCTTTTCCGTGAGTCATTTTGATTCGCACCAGTCGCGCATGTACTTCCAACGCTTCTCGGCGGCATCGGGGACATGCACTTTTTCGAAGCGAAGGCGGGGCGGGGAGTCGTGGCGAACATGCACCCAATCCCATTCGCTTATGTGTTCGTCGTTGATGTGCATGATCTCTGCCGACATCGCCTTGGCAATGCCAAATAGATCAGAAACGGCACACAAATCATCAGGCTCAACATCGCCCATTTCTAACCCACGGAAGCGACCAAGCGCGCCTAAAGTGCAGTAGTCCCCGTCAGCCGTTTCCAGCGAGTCGGGCGCTAATCGCTTTTCAGGGAGCGCATCTAGGGCGGCGATAATTTCGCGCAATGCAGACTGCCCACGTTTGCCATAGATCGCGCTGCTGACTGCGCCGCGCCAGCGAATATGCGACCAGTTGTCGTCGCAGTCGTCTGTGTACCCGGATCGGCTCATACCCCACCCCCAAACTTCGCCAGTGCGGCGCGGGCGCGCTTCCAATATTGAAAGTCTGTCCCGTAATCGTCGCGCCCTTCGTAATGAGCAATCAGCCC